AGTTTTTTGTGTTGTTTGTATTTCCTTGAGTTCGTTCTCTAGCTCCTGTAAATCCCACGTCATTTCCAGTGTGTTTCTCTTCACCGCATCGTAGGTGGATAGATGCTTATTAACCGGATCGCTCAGCCATGCGTTACGCTTGTCAATCCTCATTTTTAGGGTTTCAATTTCCCCTTCAACAACCCGAATGCTTCTTTCTCCTGGTTGAATTGTCCTGATGGTTATTTCATCTGTCTTCATCGTGCTATAGTTATGTTTGGTTCGTAACTCTGCTCATTGGTCCATCGATGATTCCTGCAAGTAAGCCGTTGACTCATCGACTCCGATTTAATTTTAAGCGCATTTAGCTTGCGCCTAACGGTTAAGTATTCATCGGTGCTGCAGGTGGATAGCTGTTTCTCAACAGCGTCAATCTCCTTTTTAACCGCATCAAGATCCGACCGCAACGTGTGCCTGTCGCTAACTCTGTCTTTTGTTCTTTTTGGCATAGGTTTTAGTTTAACGATGAAACATAGTCTATATCATTGTTGACCATCTTGGTGATGTTAGCGGTCAACTTTGCTTTTCTGGTAAATTCGTAGTATATATCCCGAAGCCTTGATGTTGGGATTTTGTTAAAATTGGCATAGCCGGATGCCTTGCAGGCAATACCCTTGATAAGGTCGGTGTTTTCTTTGCGGTTGGTAACCCTAAGGTACGCCCCAATGGCTGCTATGCACCGCTTGCGCCACTTGTCGTCATCGGGGTTACTTCCTCTTAATAGGTCAATCACCCTGACTAATTCGTCAATACCTAAATCTTTAGAGGATGCAACGCCAAAACTCCCGAGTACAGATGCATACTGGTCTTCGGTTAATCCCCTTTCGCTCTTAATGGCGTGCAACTTTTTAATTAGTTGATTTTTGAACGCCTTTTGTTTATTAGTTAGTTCCCTCATGGCTAATTATTGTTGATTTCCCCAGTATTCATTAGCTAACTCCTCGCACACGGTTACAAACGCACCTCGCTTTGAGCCGCGTATCCGGCTTTCTGCGTAAATCCGATGACCCTCAACGCGCATCTTAACATCGGCGTCGAACTTCACATCATCGCCCAAAGTACCCTTCGGGTTCTTCCCATCGGCTTGTCCGACGTATATCAATAGTTTTTTGTGGGCAAATTCATCCTTTAGGTCGTAGTAGAACTGATTCCCGTACTTCTTGGCAAAGATCTGTAGAGAGTCAAAAAATATAATCTGTGGCCCTTTGGGCTTTCTTAACTTTTCTTTAATCCCCTCAAGCGTTTCTCCCCTTTGTGGAACAAATATCTTCTTCCTCTCTCCTGGTAATATTTCAACACGGCTGAAAGCATCCTGAAGACTGGCCGATGCGTCCTCCTCCTTGCTCCAGTATATGCACCTCTCAAACCGTGTGAGGTACTGGGCCAGCTTAATTGCGCCAGTTGTTTTGCCGTTACTACTATTTCCGTACATAGTCCATATTCCGGTTAGAGAAGGGTTGCCAATTAATTCCCGCCAAGCTCCGCTAAAAACTACCCTTTCAAATTGTATGTTTAAGAATTCATCTAAGTTGAGCATTCGCAGTTCCCTTGAGCTGCCGTCTTTCCGCTTAGTCATTTAAATGCCGTTTAAATCAGTGTTGAATATTGTAGATCATTCTAAAGAAGTTCTCAGTCAACGGTACGCCTGCCACTTCAGCCTTTTCAATGGCAGGAACTAAGTAATCATGGAGCATTCTGTAATCGCTACATAGCTCACGTAATAGGGCTTTTAAACCCTCATCCTTGATGTCCGCGAAAAATTCCTCAAATGTTTTATTCTCCTTAGTTTTCGGGTCAACTTTAACAATGCTATCAAGAACCACAGTGTTAGCTTTGAACCTTGATAAGAATTGGGGAATACCCACGTCGTTTCGGCGTTGCATCCTTTCCAGATTGGTTATTAATTGTGGAGTTCCTAACAGAATTATCGAGCAGTAGTCCTTAACGGCGTCGTAAAATGCCTTGATAGCCCTAAGTACTGGTGCCTTTGCATTTTCGGTTTCGTCAAAAACCACCACCATGTTATGCTCAGAGGTGTCTGTATTACGTATTTTTGCAGAAATTGATTTCAAACTGGCAACCTTGCTGGCCTTTCTTTCCGCCCCGAAAGCGTTGCAAAGTTCGTCCATAAAAGACCCTACAGTGGTCAATTCGCTTAGCGTTATTGATATAGTGTTAACTGGATTAACGGTCTTAAAGCGTTCAAAGGAGTAGGTTTTCCCACATCCGGTATTCCCAATGATCATCCCCTTAATGTTGCTACGCTTGGCGTCGTTAAGCCTAGCAATTGTGGATATAAACTGATTGGTATTTCTCTTCGGCCAAACTGATTTATCAATCTCAAAATCTATGGCCTTAGCCAGTTTATTCCACTGCACCACGCTAATGGTTGCACCGTTGTCGTAGGTTAGCTCACCGCCCAGCATTCGGCTCAGGTAAGCCGCGCTTACGCCACTAATTCTTGATAGTTGGTTTACACCGTTATTCTTTCCGCTAGCCCATCCCTGTGATTTTGCGTAGCCGTTGGCCGCCTTGGCAATTTCTAGTTTTGTTGAATTTTGCATGGCTTAAAAGTTTAGTTAATCATAGTCAGCCAGGTTGGCTGTTTGCGTTATATACTCAAGATGCTTATTGGCAATTTCTTCGTTGACTTTCTTTCGTACCCGTTCAGCTTTTCGGAACTCCTTGGCCTCCTCCTTTTGGGTATTTAGGTCTGGCTCATCAAACTCCCCGCTTATTTTCGTTGTCCCCGGTCTTTCAAGCTCAAGGTTGCTCGAAATTTGGTCAATTGGCTTAACAATGAGGTGAGGTACAGATTTTATTCTGTCGGATGTTATTCTGTCAAACTGTGCCGTGTACTTGTCGTGTTCCTGCTTGATTCTCACGTCCTCGTCGGTTCTTTCCACCAATGCTTCGTTATACTTCTCCAGCGACTGACATGTGCAGATGTAGCGCTTATTTTGGTAAATGTAGACCTCGTTAACATTATCACTGGGGAAGTAGTAGGCCTGAACGGTTGTCCCGGTTAATAGCTTCATCACCTTAGGGTTTGGAAGCATGAACCGCTTTGTTGCCACTTCAACCCACTGGCTATTGTGTATCTCGGATTTCTCATTGCATTCCCCAATATGGTAAGCAAGAACAGGTAACTGCGGTTTGGGCAGGTTAGGATTTATGTTCTCGATAAATACCTGCCAGCGTGTTTTGCCAGGGTATAACTCCTGATCTGGATGCAAACTATTGTTATAGTCATTGATATCGGACTCCTCGTTTTTGATGATGTTTTTTAAGGTGTACCTTCTCGGGTTGTGATCCTGATTCATAAGGTTAGCCTCCAGTCTCGCAAATGGCCTCCTCAAGAATCCCTCGCGCTTGGCTTGGTGCTGGTACTTCTTTTGTTTTATAAATCCTTCAGCGCGCTTGCTTATCGGCATACCTCCGCGGCAGAATGTTACATGTGTAAATAGCGTGCCCGCAGTTAACAGGTCGGCCTCAAATGTGTCGTCATCGGTATTTCCTGTGCCGGTTAGCGTATTGGCTAAGTGCTGTTCACATTCCATTTGACCGGGCATACCCCAACCGTTACGCACGCATAGGTACATCAGGTCTTTAAGTGCCTCGATTAGCAGGTTGACTGTTTTATCTACTGAGTAAGCCCTTCCGATAACGGCAGTGCTCTGCGTATCGAAAACTTGGTAAGCCCAAACTCTAGTACCATCCGGGCGCTTAAACGGTATAGCAATATCGTCCATGGTAAGTTTGCTGAGCGAGTATATAGGGGCATGCCTGTGATTATAAGGACGTCGTTTTGTTGTCCACCAAAGGTCTGAGTTGCGTTCCTTATCGCTAGCGTTAGCATTTTCCCACTTTTTAGCTATCCAGTTGCTGATTGTCCTCTCAGTTATGGTTATAGGAATGCCATTCTCATCGTAATAATCGGCAGGGTTTAAGTTTCTGCACTCTCCTGTCTTGGTATTAACGTCTTCAATCACCTGCCTTCCAGCCAGAAACATTAAGTATATATCCAGCACGCTAGCCTGATATGGCTTTGTCTCCATCCAGTAAATACCCAGCAGCAGTTTTTCAATCTTCTCAGTAACTTTAAGCGCATTGGTATTGCCGTAGTTCTTATGGATTAATGAGGAGTAGCCATCGCTTTTGTACTTCTTGTAAACACGCTCAAGCGATCTAGGATTATCGTATAAAAGGGTGTGTTTCCAGACCTTTCTATCAATGAGCTTAACCATATCATACAGGTCATCCTCGATTATTCTGGTTATAGATGTTCCTCCGCGCAGCCTTTTACGGCGGTTAATCCTTGAGGTAATTACCTGGTCAATGGCATTCAGCACTATGGCGTTGTAGGTGTACTCTATCTGAACTTCGGTCGGAAGTTTTTTCATGCCATCCTCACCGTAGGTGTAATCGAAAAAATACTTTTCCGCGGCTCTATCAACTTTTAGATGCGGAAGCAGTGAGTTGTACTTAAACCTTTCCCTGGGATTAAAGCCTAGCTTTGCCTCTACCAGGTCGGCCAAGCCACATCGCTCTAAAGATGAATACTTTACCCACGCCTCTTTTCCTCGTCCACCACCCCTAGAGGCTTCTTTAATAAACCCTTGGTGTTTTTTCCACTTATAATTGGCGTAAGATATAATATCAAGATAATCTGCATCGTATAAAGCTTTTGCCTTAATGGCCAATTCCCCGTTGATATAATCGAACATAAGCGCTACTTTTTAAGTTCAGCCCCTCCGCGCTCAATGGCGGCCTTCCTAATTTTAAGCGCTACCGGGGTTGATATATTGCCCCGCAACGCCTCCCTAACGGTAACGTGGCACACGTTGAATATTCGCATCAGCTCCTTTTTTTCGCCATGCCCGGTTAAAATTTGGGGTAATTTGTTTTGAGATTTATTATTCATACCTTTAGGTGGTTTTTCATTGTTGAAACTTTTGCAATGTTACAAAATATTTCGCCAATCAAACAAAAAAATGCAAAATATTTCGCCAATCAAACAAAGAATTTTGGAATATGCTGATACTTTGAATATTAGCAAGCGTAAATTTTATGAAAAAATAGGTGTCTCGCGAGGCACATTGGAATCTAAGACGGGTATAACCGAAGATATTGTGGCGAAATTTATCGCCAATTATCCAGAAATCAATGTTGAATGGCTGATTACAGGCTTTGGAGAAAGGTTTAAAAAAGATATGGTGGCAACTAAAACCACTAACATTCAGGGTATTCCACTCGTAAACTTGGAGGTTGCTGCCGGTTTTGGCAGTGATGATTTTTCAATAACAGAGCAGGATATTGAGGCCAACTATGTTGTTCCTGATTTTAACGGAATTGATTTTATGATTCGCGTCAAAGGCAGCAGCATGTACCCTAAATATAGCAGCGGCGATATTATTGCCTGCCGTAAACTACGGGATAGCAAGTTCATACAATGGAATAAATGCCACGTAATAGCTACTCGCGAGCAGGGCTTGCTTGTAAAGCGGTTAAAAAAAGGAACTACCGAAAAAAGTATTACTGCCATATCGGATAACAAGGAGTATGAACCTTTTGAAATACCCCTAAACGAGGTTACCGGCATAGCCATAGTTGTTGGGGTAATAAGGCTGGAGTAAAATATCTGAATATTAAATATGGCAATATGGAACTAAATGAGTTTGTTAAAGAAACACTATTGCAATTAATTAATGGTGTTAAGAGTGCACAGGAAGAAGCGGAGAATGTTGATGCCGTAATTAATCCGGCTGAAGTATTTGGTTTAAACAATATTTTAAAGGCATCAATTAAAGACAAGCAAAGGCTTGTTCAGCTAATTGAGTTCGAGGTAGGATTGACATCGTGCGAGTCCGAAAGTTCAAAAAAAGGGATTGGTGTTATGCTAGGTGGAGTTGGAGTTGGTGGAAATACGTCAAAAGGAGGTAACTTATCCACAGTAACTAACATTAAATTTAGTGTACCCATTGTTTTGCCCAGCACAGACAATGAAAATACTCCATATACCCCAAAACCACATATCAACACAAACAGAAATGTGTACTAATAGCCAAGATATTTCATAATTGCCTCTACTTCTTTAATCGTTATTGATGCACCTTGCCTGATGGTGTACGGTATAACCATCAATGTGATTTTTTTGCGCATTTTACTTTCGTTTATACCACGCAGCAGTTTAATTATTCTCATTTTTTAAAACTTTTTATTTATAATGCAAATATACAACTAATAATCAATAGTTTACGCTAGTCTTTAAAGCATTATTAGACATCATTTAACGGCGTTAAGGTGTATTTTGACAGTAATTTTATACATATTTAACCCGCTTTTCTGTCTTTAAGGTCATTTATAGAGTATATTTTTTACACAATTTACTATCCCCAAGTCTATCCCCAAGTCTATCCCCATTTATTTTTTAGCCGGTTTTTTACACCCCACAATAGAAATAAAAAGCCCCTATAATAAGGGGCAACAACATGCGGTATTTATAATATTTACTGGTATTTAAGCCAATTAAAGCAAGCTTAAATAGTATTGAGCTTAATTAAAGTCATTCGGTATTTAAATTAAGCTGAAATTAAACCAAATTTAACCCAAATGTACATTTCGTTTTTACTTTTTTGCTTTGGCAGAATTGCTACAAATCAATGTTTATGCGCTTTTTAAAACATCAACTCAAATCTTGTTTTGTACAAGTTGTTTTACTGCCCCTAAAAATTATGATTTTCAACAAATTAAATACATATTTCTCAACAACAATAACGTTTTTCACTCGACCAATCATTGAATTCTTTACGACAATCGCATATTTCTTTACAACAACCATTCATTTCCCTGTTTTGACAGTTTATTACCATTTTGATAATTCACAAAACCCCGAAACAAAAGACAAAAACAAACAGCATACGTTCAAGCCGACCCGCCCATCCCTTCGCTGTCAGGCACATTTGCAAGCCCCCACGAGCCGTCGCTCCATCCAAAGGCTTACAAAAGAGCCTGTCAGCCCGTCCCACGCCAACGCACCAAGAAACGGCAGCACTTCGATTGAAAAGATTGCTTATATTTGACAACAAAATGACAAAAAACAAAAAAGGCCAGTTGCTAACACATGGTATAGTGCATGCGGGTTTCAGTGGTTTGCGAGCGTTTGTGGCTCGTAAAAAAGTCGGTGTAAACTGACAAGAAATCGCTTCGTAA